CCAGTTCTGCTTTGATTTTTTCATAAAGTTTATGAAGGTTTTAGCAATAATATTATCTAAATACTTGAATATGTTTGTGGGAATCTTCAGTTTTCTAATATTCGTATTCGTATGTGTTTGTGTTTGTGTTTGTGTTTGTGTTTGTGTTTGTGTTTGCGAGACTATACCAGATGTAAGATGCTTCTTATATAAGGAAATGATAGAATCCTCGCGGTACTTGCTGTACTTGCGGATACAGATAGATTGTGACAGAAAGTTCAAGAGATTTAATTTTGGTTCTTCTTGATATGTGAGGAAATGTCGCAGATTGTTGTAATGCCTCCTGTTCTCAATATTCGCACGTAACTCCTTCAATACAGCAGAGTAATTATTTTTGTATGCGTGGGTATAAATGAGTGCCCTAATGTCTTCAGGTAATTCGTTAAAATAATTACATTTAAATATGCTGTTATTTGTCCTGGTACTAGTCGTACTCGTCGTCATCACCTAACCTAATTATAAATATAGAGATTTGTTTTATAAGATTCTAAATATCTTATATCTATATATCTCAAAAATATATTATTTTATTTCAGTTTATATAGAAATGAATAAAAAGGGCAGTTGTATAAGGAATAGAAGTAACTTCAGTATTCCTAAATCATACCATTTGATTGATAAGAAGGATTACAACCCTGATATGTTAAATATGTATATTGATAATGACGCTGCGCCGAAATTGAAATTGTTATTAGAGCAGATTCGTTTGTTAGACGAACAGGATATGAAAGAGTCCAACAAGTTATATAAGCATCTTATATTTACCGACGTGAATAGTAGCGTATATGGTGCGAAGATAATAGCGTCCGCTTTAACTGCGAATGGTATGAATCTAGTATATCACCCACAAGGCACTGGGTTTTCTATGACGGATGATGGCGAACTGTTAAAAACCAAGAATAATAACTATGCCGTCCTATTAAGCAAAGCCTTCTACGAACGCCCAGTAAATGCTAAATTGCGAAAGGTTGTCTTGGATAAATATAACTCGCGTCCCGACAATATACAAGGTAAGTTGATTCGGTTTATCGTGTTAGACCAGGGATTCAAGGAGGGCATTGACCTGTTTGATGTCAAATACGTCCATTTGTTTGAGCCTCTGGCGGTTAATGCGGATGAGAAGCAGGCTATCGGGCGCGCGACGCGTTTCTGCGGTCAAAGGGGTCTCGTGTTCCATCCTAGATATGGCTGGCCTCTCTATGTTTTTAAGTATGACGTGGTGATACCTAAAGAATTGAGGAGCGCATATATGGACTCTGCCACATTATTTGAACTCTATATTAAGAACTCTAATCTTGATATGCGTAAAATCATATTCGCTAACGAATTAGAAAAGGCTACAATAGGCTCGTCGGTTGATATGGAACTAAACAAGGCAGTCCATTTGTTCTCTATTGAAAAACCTGGCGATATTCTAAAAGGAAACTCAAGACTATCAGGTGGAGCACCAAAGGCAGCGAAAGCGTCCAAGTCAAAAGAAGTGAAGGCAAAGGCAATGAAAGTATCAAAGGCAAAGGTAGCGAAGAAGTCGCCTAAAGCGAAGGCACCGAAGGCACCGAAGGTACCGAAGGCACCGAAGTCTCCTAAAGTACCAAAAGCAAAGAAGTCTCCTAAAGCGAAGGTACCAAAAGTACCTAAAGTACCAAAAGTACCGAAAGCAAAGGCAGATAAAGCAATAGCGCCAAAGAAGAAGATGGGTTTAGTGGCGATGCAAAAATACATTAAAACAAACTTTGCTAGATTCAAATATCCCCCATTGGTTTTAGAAAACAAATGTGTAGGTGGCTCTTTCGGCGGCGGCGCCAATGGCAACCTAGTGTCATTCACACCTACCCAGGACTTTGTAAGACATTATTTCCAACCCGCGTCAGCATATAAGGGACTGTTATTACATCACAGCGTGGGTACTGGCAAGACTTGTACGGCAATAGCGACAGCAACGACAAGCTTTGACGTTCAAAATTACACTATATTATGGGTCACTAGGCATACATTGAAAAATGATATTTGGAAAAATATGTTCGGCCAGGTATGTAGCATAGATATTCAGGAAAAAATAAAGAAGGGGCTTGTCCTACCTAATAAAATCACTTCCAAGTCCAAATATATCTCCGCAAACTGGATGGATCCTATATCTTATAAACAGTTTAGTAATATGTTATTAAAGAGAAATAAAGTATATAGCGAGATGGTTAATAGGAACGGAGCGGACGACCCTTTACGTAAGACGCTACTTATAATAGACGAGGCTCACAAATTATATTCGCCGACTGTAGCGCAAAGCGAGAAACCTAATACGGATATATTAGAGAAGATGATACAGGAATCCTATAAAAAGTCGGGTGCTGACAGTGTAAGGGTATTGTTAATGACCGCTACGCCATTTACCGAGGATGGAATGGAGATGATTAAACTATTAAACTTGTTGAGAGAGGAGAATAAGTTTGAAACCAACTTTAGCGGATTCTCGCAAACCTATTTGGATAGCGAAGGATATTTTACGAAGACTGGTCTTAAAGACTTTCAGGATAATGTCAGCGGTTATATTAGTTATTTGAATAGGTCACAAGATGCTCGTAATTTCGCACACCCTGTAATAAAGAATATATATGCCAAGATGTCTAAAGAAAAAGCAGACGCGGATGCCGCTGATGCCAAGGATGCCAAGGATGCCAATGCCCTAAAAATATCAAAAGATACAAAGGATAATATCAGGGAGATTAAAAAGGAATTAAAAGAGATTCTAAAGCAGGAGAAGGGCACCAATGGGAAAGAGTTAAAGGCATGTATTAAATTGGCGAAGGCGAATCTTAAGGCGAATATTAAAAAACTAACAGCACTCCGTAAAGATGGTGAGAAGAAATGTAAGAAGGAACCGAAAGACCAGCGAGACGCATGTAATAATAAGGTTATGACCGAGTATAATAATATACTCGCGCAAATAAATGCGAATAGCGAGAAAGAGCTAGATGATTGTAATAATAAGAGTATATTAGGGAACTCTAATTCAATGATTAAAAAGAGACGGGAAAGAATGGATATGTTAAACGGAGAAGTGGAGAGCTATAACGCTAGGGTCGCTATCATAAAGGAGCATAAGTCAAATAATAAGCACTTAAAGGATGGTGTGAAAGCGATAAATATTAAGAAGAAAGATATTAAGGAACAGGTTAAGGCTCTTAAACTACAAATTAAGCCGAAGGAAGATAATTATAAAAAGGCGATGAGCGATGTGAAAGATATGTTATCAAAGAAAGATAAGATAACAGCCAGGAAGTTTTTGAAGAAGGAATATGCGCCATTGTTTTTAGAAATGAAGGAATTAAAGGAGTTAAGGGCAAAGGCGTCTAAATTAAATACACAAGTACAAGTATTCAAGGTAGCAAACGGTCTCAAGAAAATGAAGAAGATATCCCAGCAATACGCTATAGACAAGTACTGTTACGGCACAAAGGCACCGAAAGGAAAAGGGGCGCCGCGAAAGGCACTTGGTGTCAAGATGGCGACCAAGAAGCGTGTTAAGATGGGAATGAACTAACAAATGATTTTATTTATTATGTTCTATTTTTTTATTGGTAAATTAAAAATTGACTAATCACACTAACCTTTAGAAAGTAAAGTCTCTTATAGAGAATCACAATGGAACTTTCTGGATTCACCATTATGTCAAAGGACTTCAAGAACTACAAGGTCAATAACGGGATGACTATCTATTTCAAGCATATGCTCTTTGTCAAGTTTGACAACAAGGTATATATTGAGGTTTCAAATGCCGTAGCAATGTCCGTCATCATTTCATTTGACGAACTTATTAAACACGAGCAGTTGAAGACTTACTATGAACTATCTCTTGTCGCTCTTGGGAAACCAAATGGTGACCCTGCTTACTATGGGAGTAGCGACCCGAACTATGTACCTAAAAAGTATGAAAAGAATTACGATATGTACGTAGATACTATCTATATAGTTGAGGATGTTTTACAAAGAACACACGAGGCAAAGAAGGGCAATACCTATCACGCTATTAACCTTGATAAGTTGAAGAAGATGAAGGTATCTACAGATAACGCGAAGGAAGAGTTTTACAAGGATTACCAGAGTAAATATGGATTTGAAGAAGATGGATTCGTTGAAAGAGCAACTTCCTACAAGGCGCTAGTGAGAGGTTTGTAAGATATGATGATATGATGTGGCGATACGTATGTATATATTTTTTATTTTTGCGCATACATAGATTATAATAAATATATATAAAATATAAACGTTATTTATGGTAATCAAGAAAACAACTATTGTATTCTCAATAAACGTTCATGAAAACTTGAACTTTTTAATAAAGCAGATTAAGGATATTGAGGATAATGTGTTGCTTGACTACGTCATTATAATAAATGCGAATCAATATATGTTTAATGCTATAGCAAATAGCACCTTGCTATATGTTAAGGCGAACATTGAGCTATACCCGACGTATCTAGAGAAGATTCACGGTCATGGAAGTTTAACAAAGGGAATATATCTTAATATGATACACGCTCTCAAAAATTATCAGTTTGAATACTTTGTAGTATTATCAAGTAGGAATCTTTTCTACAATAAATTACACAAGGACAATTATAAAAATATGCTAAAAATATGTCAAGGAGTGTCTTATGACAATCTTAATAAGGATGTGTGGGCGTGGCCTATGTTTTTACAGACCAAATTAAGCAAGTATATTATCGCTAATAATTTAGTATTCTCTACAGCCAGCGTTCATCACGAGGGTCTAACATTTGATTATGAGTCATGTGTAAAAGTCGTTGAGTTTTTTGAAAGTCACGAGGATATAAGGGATGAGATTTTCAATTTTAAGGGGAGTGTAGAGGAGTTTGCTTTACAATGTATTTCCCTCAATTTATCAGGGCACTATTATAATATAGGCAATTGGACTAGCAATGACGACTCTTCAAATATTCATAACCTACCAAGCAACAGATTCGTATATAAAACATATAGACGATAGCTGGCGATAGCTGGCGACGGACTGGCGACTGGCTAGTTTATCTCAATAGTTTTAATGAAACCCCATACATTGTTTTTAATAGAAGCATCAAGATGTGTAATGAAAGGTATTGTGCCAAATACTAGACTCTTTGTAACACATTTAAGATACTTGGTATTCAATCCTTTTTTATGACATTTGTCTAAAAAGTATCTTGATATAGATTGGATATATTCCTTTGTCTGTCTATTAATATCATCATTATTCAATATTAAATCATATCCTAATATGCTTTGATATAACTTGCCATAATCATAGTATATATCTCCGTTCAGTGTAAGGACACAATCAACAATACCCTTCATATCAATCAAAGTATAATTATTCTTATCATTATCATTATCATTATCATTATCATTATCATTATCATTATCATTATCCTTATCATTATGAGCTTCTTGGGACAAAATAATATTAGAGAACCAGAAGTCACCGTGAATCACCGGGGATAAAACAGGTGAGAAATGGGTCTCAATATCCGCTATAATATCAAGAAAGACATCTTCAGCGTCCTCAAAATAATAATCGTGTCTATTAAACCGATTATTCAGTTTCTTTACATAGTTATTTTTAACATTTTCTCGTGTTATTATTATTTCTGCTTCGCAAGAATGTAAAATATCTAGAATATCAAACAGGTCGTCAATATGTCTGTGTGTTATAAGTGTTCCCTTATACAGATGATACAAGGGTATACCATCAATATAATCAATGGCAAAGTCAATCCTATTGATTCCTGTGTTATATGCGTACAATATCGGGAAATATTTCACAATCTCTTCTGGTATATTTTGGTAATAAAATAGCTCGCCTTTCAGTATATCTTCTGGGCCTCTTTTAATAATGTATTCGTCGCATCTCTGTATGTCGTTATATTTGTTATTATTTATCTTATATGGTATAAACGTTTTGACATTAGCGTCTGTACTGGTACTAGCATTAAATAAAAAATCATAGCCATCTTTCATAATAAGTACGTGTTTATTTGTAGATGAAATGATATTTATAAATACACATATTATATATTTATTGTAATAAATGTAATATTCCCTTTTTTGTTTCTAATATAGATAGCGTCCCTTTCTAACCTTTTTAAGCATCCCTGATGTCATATTCATAAGAACCTGAATCGCCTCTTCTTCGTCTTCGCTATCGCCATCATCGCATTCATCACCACTACAGCTATCGCAGCTATCACAGCTATCACAGCTATCGCAGCTATCGCCGCTAACACAGCTATCATCTCTACTCACCCTCTTCTTCTTTGTCTTTGTCTTCGTATTCGCCTTATATACATTAGGTTTTTTGACAACTTCCTTATTAACCTCGCCAATAACCAACCCTTCGCTATCTGTCGTCGCATAACAATCCTTTATATAATGGGTATCCCTTCCACACCTCGTACATAGATTTTTAGAGTGCCTTATTTCTTTTTCTAATAGCTCTATGCTATTCGCATCTAAAACCACATTAGAATATGTACCACCTCTTACATTATCTATTCCATATTTTGCCATATACTCTTTAACATACTTGTCCTCGTCAAACTGCGAGCTACTTTTAATGGTTTTAACCAATGAGAGTGGTCTGTATTTCTTCGTCCATCCAGAACCTTCGCCAATAAGATGGGATTCATATCTTTTTTCAATATTCTTTGTCTTGCCAATGTAATACTTGCCTTCTCTCAATTTCAAGATGTATATCTGTTCCATCGCTTAAACCTCAAACTCCTAAAATTATATATGTAAATAAAAAGAAAAGAGATTCCTATCAATTTTTACTATTCATTATACAACATCGTATAACTTATCTAGCCTACATCTAGCCTACCTCAAATAT